AACGCGACCGGCGAGAAGGTCCAGCGCCGGTTCGACCTGGCGCAGGTCCAGGCGTGGCACGCCGAGCGTGACCAGCTCGCCGCGACTGCCTGATCACTCCCCCATGTGGCGCGGGGCCGCCCGCCTTTGGCCGGCCGGACGACCCCACTTGGCGCCGCACCTCACTCACCACTCACACGAGAAATGAGGCGACTCGCCTTGAACGAGAATCCTAGCTCCCTGAGCTTCGCCGCCCGGATGGAGCTCCAGCGGCAGAACCGCTCCCGCTTCGAGACCTACCGCGACATGACCGGCGAGCAGCTGCCCGCCCCCGTCGTGGTGGCCACCCCCGAGCGCGTGTACGTGACCGTGTCGGACGCCGATGACCTCGTCGCGTGGCTGGACGTCTACGGCGGTACGGCTCACCGCGGTCCGGTGTTCGACGGCATGCGGATGTGGACGGTGCACCAGGTCTCGGACGGGTGGTCGGACGGCCGCTCGGTGCCGGTGCAGATCACGGCGGCGGTGCAAGAGGACGAGCTGGTCATGCACGTGTTGATGGACGCGTTGGTGCAGTCGGCGCCGGTCGTGTCGTTGGACCAGTCCCCTCAGGCGGTGTCGGCGTGAGCGCCCGGATGTGGCTGGCGCGGCTGCTCCAGACCCGTGCAGGGATCCGATCTCTGTCCGCCGAGATGGCCGATAAGGCGGAGGCGCGCGGGTTCCCGGAGGTGGCTCAGCGGATCCGTGGCGCGCAGGAGGCCCGCGAGGCCGAGTGGACTGCCCGCGATGGGGGTGTGCTGTGAACACCCGGAGCGTGAACGCCCTTTCCGGTGTGATTCACGCGGCGATGCAGACGCATCGGACGGCGGCCGGGATCGCTATGGCTGTCGAGGCGGCGGGGATGGCGCAGTCGCCGGAGTCGGCGGCCGAGTTGGTCGCGCTGCGGTCCCGCGTCGTCGAGCTGGAGCAGCAGCTCGCGGCCCGCACGTTCTACCTCGCCGAGTCCGAGGACGCCGAGAACGGCCCGACCCTGCACGCCACGCACGTCGCCGCGATCGCCTGGTGCGACGAGGTCGAGCCCGGCGACTGGTTCGAGGACGACGGCGTGTGGGTGCAGTGCAACACCGACCCGGACACGGACCGGCCGACGACCCGCGGTGCGGGCACGGTGACGCCGTTGTCCGTCCAGGGTGACGGCGTCGACGCTGAGGCCGATCGGCTGCGGCGGGAGTTCCTGGAGAAGGCCCGGAAGCTGTCGGACCTCCAGCGGGTCCGGGAGGACGAGCAGGAGTACGTCCGGGATCTCCAGAAGCAGCAGGGCGCCGTCATGAAGGCCCTGGGCTGCGGTGCGCACGACGAGTGGGACGAAGTCCTACACCGCGCCCGTCAGCTCGCTGGCGGTCAGGCGGTGTCGCCGTGACGGCCCCAAGCCCACTGTCCGCAGAGCTGATCGCCAAGGTCCGCACGCTGCGCAAGATCCAGAAGATGTCGGCCCAGCGACTGACCGACGCCATGACCGCCGACGGATTCCCGATCCAGCGGTCGGTGCTCGCGAACATGGAGAGCGGCCGGGTCGCCACGGTCTCTGTGGACTTCCTCGCGGCTGCCGCGAAGGTGCTGGGCACGGACCTGTGGACGCTGTTGACGCAGCCGGTGTCCTGCCCGCAGTGCAAGGGCGAGCCGCCCGCGGGGTTCACCTGCAACGCCTGCGGGGGTGCCTCGTGATGGCCGCGATCTGGTGGCCCAAGGACCGGCCGCGCCCGCCGAAGGGCGGTGGTTCCCATGGCTGACGCGACTGTCGTTGACGCTCTCGCGTGGCTGCTGCTGGCGGCGTTCCTCGGTGGCCTGACGGTGGCCCTGGCCCCGTACGTGCACGACGCGTGGGAGTCGCAGATGAATGCGGTGGCTGATCAGGTGACCGTGCTGGTCTCGCTGCCGCTGGCCCCGCGTCCGGCCGTCCGCAAGTCGCGTGTCACTGCGCTCCCTGCCGTGTCGCTGCTGAGGCACGGCAGGCACCGCGCGGGGGTGAGCGCGTGACCGTCCTCGCCTGGGTCGGCGTGTACTTCGTCGCCGCGTTCCTGATCGCCCCGCTGGTTGGCCGCCGTCTGCGCCGCCAGCAGCCCACCAACCGCCCGCCCAAGACTCCCTGGGGACCTCGATGAAGATCACCACTCGATCCGACTTCCGCGTGGAAGTCACCTTCAAAGCCCGAACCCTGGCGGACATCGGCCTGACCGACGTGCAGGGCCAGATCATCAACGGCGACCTCAGCATCCGGATCGCCCCGCAGCGACTCGGCGACTTCGGGTTCATGTCGATGTCCGACTCCATGGCGTCGAGCGACCCGGAGCGGGACTACGAGGAGCGGTGCAAGGAGCTGCTCGCCGAGATCCGCCGCCAGCGGCCGTGCGCCACCGGCCAGGTGACGTGGACCGAGACCCACACGTGCTCGCACTGCGGCTACGGCTGGGAAGTGCTGACCGCCGAACAGGCCAGCCCGGACGAGTTCGGGCAGGACGAGCACAGCGTCGAGGGCGAGCCGGTGTGCTGCGAGAAGGCGATCGTCGAGTTCCGTGCGGAGCGCGGCATCCCGGCTCTCGTGGTCGAGGGCGGTGCGGTCCGATGAAGCTCTTCGCCCGCCGCCGGACCGCCACCGTACGCCCGCCGATCCCCACGCCGGCAGACCTGCACACCGATTCGCTACGCCGGTTCGAGGCCGCTGTCACCCCGGCGCTCACCGTCCCTGAGCCGATCACGACCGCCACCCACGCCGAGCGACTCCCGATCGTCCCCGTGCGCGGCTCGTACACGGTCACGTACCAGCTGCGCGGCCACTCCCCGGACCCCATCACCACCTCGGACGTGAAGGTCATCGTCGACCTCGGCAAGATGCGTGGCCTGGTCAGGGTGCACGGTCTCAGTATCGGCAGCTTTGACCTGACGCGGGTTGGCGGTGCCCGATGAACGCCCAACTCCGCGTCCTCGTCGGCGCCATCGGCCGCCCGGCCCGGTTGCGGGCCGACCGGATCCGTCGCGACACCCTGACCCGCCTCGCCGCCGCGCTCCGCGAGGACGACGACAGCTCGGTGCAGAACGCGCTCGATGCGCTGATCGACGCTGTCGCCAATCCGGCGGACGCCGAGGGCGCCGAGATCGACGCCCTGGTGGCGGACATCGAGGACCTGGCCGACATGGGCCGGGCCGAGATGGCGCTGACGGACGGCGACCTCAGCCAGCTCGCAACGGAGGCCGCGCATGCGGTCAACGAGACGGCGGCCGGTCTCGGCACCGTGCACGCGCTGCCGGTGCAGCAGGACCGGAGGGCGTCATGAGCGCCGCTGAGCACCTGCAAGAGGCGATCGACGTCGGCTGCACGCGCGACGACCACGACCACGTTGCGGACCACCGCGCCGAGGTACTGGCCGAGGCCGCCGACGTTGCCGAGCGCTTCACCGAGCGGTGGCCCGACATGGACGCCATGAAGGCTGACGGGGTCATCGGCCCGCACACCGCCTTCAAGCGGATCGCCGACGAGCTGCGCCTCATGACCGGGAAGGACACCGGCGACGCCATCCAGGCGCCCGCAGGCGAGTCCACCCAGCCTGCGCCGGTCCGCGTCTGGCACGTCTTCGACGAGGACACCGCCCACGCCACCCCGCGGCTCTATGCCTCCGAGGAGGCCGCCCGTCTCGGCACCATCGCCCGCTACGAGGAGATGGAGGGCGTTTGCTCCGACTACTCGTGGCGCGCGGATGACGATGTGTGGGAGTTGCTGGCCGGTGGTGATCCGGTCGGGATCTACTTCGCGCCCGTCGCGGTGAACGGCGCGGCGGAGGACGACGCGGTGTACGCCGACGTCCCCGACGCGGACGAGTGGGTCAGCTGCTCCCGCCCCCACTGCCCCAACGGGGAGCGGTACGGCAAAGCGACCGAACGCGGCTGGATCAACCACCACATGGACACCTGGCGCTGCCCCGACCACGCCGCACGGGCCGCCGAGGGCGAGGTGTCCCGTGGCTGACGTCATCACCCACCCGACCGTGATCACCCCGGCCGCCATGCCCCGCCACCGCCACCCCGACGCACAGCAGATCCTCCTCGACGCGATCCGTGCCACCGGAGGCCAGTGGACCACCGGCCGCGCCAAGGCCCACTTCGCCAAGGCCTACCCCACGCACCTGTACCGGTCCACGATCCGGCGGCTCCTGCGCAAGCTGCACGCCGCCGGACACCTGGACCAGCACGACGCCAAGGGCCGCCGCTACTACACCCTCCGCGCGGTGTGCACGTGCGACCAGCCCGGCGCCGACCCGTACGCCTGCGAGGCCGAACCCGAGGACTGCACGGGCTACTTCTCCGAGCTCAACCCGCACGGCCCCCCGCGCGCCGCCGACCTGCGCAGCGCCGAGGTCTCCCGGACCTGCCCCGTGTGCACCTGGCGCACCTCCGTCTGGCACGTCGACGACGGATCGGCCGAGGCCGAGCTGCACGAGCACGTCGCCCGCCTGCACGGCGGCAGCTACGAGAAGGCGAGCACCGCATGAGCACGACGACCGAGGCCGGGGCAACCGCCCCGGCCGCCGGCCGCCGGGTCACACCGACCGGCCGACTCATCCTCCCCGCCTCCGCCGACCGCGACGCCTGGCTCACCGCCCGCCGCGGCGGCCTCGGCTCCTCCGACATCGCCGCGATCCTCGGCATCTCCCGCTATGGCAACGCCCTGTCGGTCTGGCACGACAAGACCGGCGGCCTCCCCCTGGAGTCCGACGACTCCGAACCCGCCCTGTGGGGACGGCTCCTCGAGGAGAACGTCGCCCGCGAGTGGGCCCGCCGCAACCGCTCCGTCGTCCACCGCGTCGGCCTGGTCGCCAACGTGACCCGGCCGTGGCAGATGTGCACCCTGGACCGGCGCGTCCTCGAATGCCCGCTGGCCACCGAGCGCGAGCGGTGCGCGGTCGAGGTGAAGTGCCGCGACAAGATGAAGGCCGGGCAGTGGCGGCGCGGGACGCCCGACGACGTCCTCGCGCAGGTCCTCCACCAGATCGACGTCTGCGGCTACGACCACCTGCACGTCGCGACGCTCATCGGCGGCAACGACTACCGCCAGTTCACCGTGTGGCGGAAGGACTACGAGGACCTGATCGGCGACCTGCGGGTGGCCGGGTCGGTGATGTGGGAGCACGTCACCACCCGACGCCCGCCGACGCTGGTCGGTACCGAAGAGCCCGGCCCTCTTCTGGACCTGTACGAGCGGCTGCACCCCGAGCGCGACGGCGCCGTCGAGATCGCCCGCGACGGCGACGCGCAGGACCACCTCGCCGAGTACATCGCCGCCGGCGCCGCGGAGTCCGCCGCGAAGAAGCGGAAGGAACGCGAGAAGGCCGCGCTCCTGGGCGTCCTCGGCGACGCCGAAGTCGCCCTGCGCGGTGACGCGGTGGCGTTCTCGTACGACGAGACCAGCCGCGAGCACTGCGACGTGAAGCGCCTCGCTGAGCGCTGGCCCGACGCGTACGCCGACTGCGTCGAGGACCGCGTCTCGCGCCGCCTGAACATCCCCCGTGCCATCCGTGAGGAGCACCTCGCATGACGACTCTTGCCGAGCGCGCGGCGGCCGCCGCCGGGCGCGCCGACACCGACCTGGCCGCCGAACCGACCACGACCGAAACCGCGTACGTGCCGGAGCAGTTGGCCGACCCGGGCATTCCCGAGCCTGGGCCCGACGGCCCGGAGCGGGTGCCCGTCTACACCGCTTGGTCCCGCGTCATGGGCGAGGTCCGCGGCATCAACAAGGGCGCCTGGTACGGCAAGCCGGACATGAGCGGGAGCTACCGGTTCCGCGGTGTCGATGCGGCGTTGAACGCCTTCGGACCGGCGTGCCGCCTGCATGGCGTGCTCGTGCTGCCGGTGAAGACCGAGGCGGCGTACCGCGACGTGAAGACGTCGACCGGGAAGAACTCCCGCGAGTGCACCGTAACCGTCACGTACCGGATCATCGGCCCGGCCGGAGACCACATCGAGGTCCAGTCCGTCGGCGAGTCCATGGACTCCGCGGACAAGGGCACCGCGAAGGCTCTGTCGACGTCGCTGCGGTCGCTGCTGTTCCTCGGCGGCCTGGTCCCGACCGGCGACCCGGACCCGGACACGCAGAACATCGAGCGCGGTGAGGCGCCGCTGCGGTCGCTCACCTCGTACCGAGACGAGGTGCTGGAGGAAAGCCCGTCCAAGGCCCGTATGGCGCAGATGGTCCACGAGTTGCGGCAGCAGCAGCGCATGGGCGGCCTGGTGCAGAACGAGGTCGGCGACGACGAGGCGATCGGCGACCTGATCCTGCGTATCGGCAAGGAGCGCGGGTTCGCGGGTGGTGCGCAGTGAGCGCCCCCTGGTTCCTCCAGCGCATGGGCGCCCTCGACTTCGAGAGCAGCGACAAAGACCCCCGCACCGCCCGCATCGTCACCTGCGCCCTGGTTCTCGTCGGCGGCGGCCAGCCCCCCGACACCCGCACCTGGCTCCTCAACCCCGGCATCCCCATGGAGCCCGAGGCCATCAAGGTGCACGGCATCACCGACGAGTACGCCGCCGAACACGGCCAGCCCGCCGACCAGGGCGTCGCGGACATCGCCCGCGCGATCGCCGAGACCGTCACCGCCGGCGTACCGCTCGTCGGCCACAACCTCGGCGGCTACGACCTCAACCTCCTCAACCACGAATGCGCCCGCCACCTCGGCGACACCCTCGAAGGGATCTGCCGCCAGCCCCTGACCCGCGTCATCGACACGCTTGTCCTGGACAAGCACGCCGCCCCGTACCGGCGCCGGGTGTCCGAGACGCAGGGCGCGTACCAGATGCGGACCACCGCGGAGACGTACGGCCTGGCCTGGGACGAGGAGCAGGCGCACGGCGCGGAGTACGACTGCTTGCAGTCCGCGAGGGCCGCGTACCGGATGGGCGTCATCGCCTTCACGCCGCGCGCGGACCGCCCGGCCTGGGTGCGGTCGTTGCGGAACCGGCGAGGCCCGTACGAGCGGTTCGACGACCTGGCCGTGGCCGACGTCGAGGAGCTGCACCGCCGCCAGATCGGGTGGGCTGCGGAGCAGGCGGACAGCTTCCGGACGTACCTGATCAGTCAGGGCGAGCACGAGCGGGCGCGGTCGGTGCGCTCGGAGTGGCCGCTGTTCCCGCTGGCCGTCGACGAGGCCGAGGCGGTGAGCGCGTCATGAAGCTCGCCCGCCACCGCCAGGCCGAGGTCACGCCCGAGCAGATCACCGAGGTACGCGTCGCTCTCCTCGAGGAACAGGTCCGCGAGCTGAGCATCGCCAACGTCAAAGCCGAGAACGAGCACCGCGCGCAGGCCGCGATCATCCGCCGCCGGAACAGGCAGATCACGCTCCTCACCGAGACGCTGCGCCGCCTGCTGCTGTCGTACAGCGGGCTTGCGAGGGTGCGGGACCGCATTCGCCCGGCCCGCGTGCTGGACACCGGCACCCCGGGTGTGGAGGTGACCCGATGACGCAGCCCACCGAGGTTCTCGCCAGCGGCGTGTGCGTGCTCACCGCCGCCGTGGCCGTGATCGGCGCCCGCCTCGTCTGGCACCCCACCCAGCCCACCGTCCAGCCACGCGCATTGCAGGACCCGGGCGTGTGGCTGGCCTGCCACTCCCTGACCTGCGCCCACACGACCACGCTGCACGACCCCACACCCGTCGGCGGCCTCGCCTGCCGCAACTGCCACACCGTCACGCACCCGGAGGCCACCAGTGGATGACGCCCTGGACGCCCTGTTCGCACCCGTCGCACTGCCCCAAGACCGTCTGCTCGACCTCCCCGCCATCACGATCACCGTCTACGGCCAGGCCGCGCCCCAAGGCTCCAAGCGGCACGTCGGCCGCGGAGTGATGATCGAGTCGTCGAAGAAGGTCAAGCCGTGGCGGCAGGACGTCAAAGCCGCGGCGCTCACCGTCATCGAGACCCTGCCCGGCTGGGCACCCCTCGACGGCCCGCTGAGCGTGTCGATGACCTTCGCGTTCGCCCGCCCGAAGGGGCACTTCGGTACCGGCCGCAACGCCGACCGGCTCAAGCCGTCCGCGCCCCCGCGCCCCGCCGGCGTCCCCGACCTGTCGAAGCTCGTCCGCTCCACCGAGGACGCGCTCACCGGCTCCGTGTGGGCCGATGACGCCCGCGTTGTGGAGTACCGGCGCCTCGGCAAGCACTACGTCACCAGCAGCGCTCTGGACGTGCTGAGCATGCCCGGCTGCGTGATCCGCGTCTGGCAACTCCCTGCGGCGGTGGCGTGATGAACACCACCCGAGAGCAGATCGTCACCCTCATCCAACAGGGCAAGTCCAACAGCGCGATCTCCCGCGAACTGCACTGCGACAAAGCCCGAGCCCGCCGCATCCGCCAGGAACTCGGGCTGCCCAACGCTGTACTCCAGCCGCTCACCCTGGAAGAGAAGTGGGCCGCCCGCACCCGCCAGGTCGACGGCGGCCACCTGGAATGGCTCGGCGAGCAGGTGGGCCCCGCCCGAACCCCTGTCATGCGCTACAAGGAGAAGTCCTTCACGGCCGCCGGGATCGCCTTCCGCGTCCGCACCGGCCGCGACCCCGTCGGCTACGTACTGCCCGGGTGCGGCCGCCCGCACTGCGTCGCCCCCGACCACGTCGAGGACGAGCCCGAACGGCAGCGCACCCGCGAGCAACTGCGGTACCTCCAGGGCGGCCAGAAGCGCCCTGAGCGTTGCGTGCACGGCCACGACATGGCCACGCACGGCCGCTTCACCCCCGACGGCCAGCGGTCGTACTGCGAGGCGTGCAAGGCCGCCCGGCGTCAGGAGGTGTCCTGATGGCCAGCCGCTCACCCGAGACCCTCGAACCCGCCAACGCCTGGGCCGCCCGTGCCCGGTGCCGCGGCGAGGACCCCGAGACGTTCGAGGACGGCCGAAACGTCGCCGCCGCCCGTGCGATCTGCGCCCGGTGCCCCGTCACCCGTCAGTGCCTGGACGACATCCTCCGCATCGAGGGCAACGCCGGGGTCCGATCGAGGTCGGGAATCTACGCGGGCACGACACCGGCCCAGCGTCGGCGCCGGTACGAGACCTCCCGGCGTACGGCATGAGCCCCCGCACCGCCCACCGGCGCCCCCGACGGACGGCCGTGCCGGAGTGGCACGAGGGCCAACTCCTCGACTGGAGTGCCCCCTGGCACTGGGGCAAGGGAGCCGATCTGCCCTGCCGGTACTGCGGTGTGGACGCCTGGTGCCGCGACTCCAAAGGCCACCCAGCCCACAAGGTCTGCGCGGAGAAGGCGCTCGCCGCGCAGTACGCCCAGGCCGTCGCCGACTACCAGGAGGGCGTCCTGTGATCGCGCTTCACCTCGACTCCGGCGACATCGCGGAACTCGTCGACTCCCTCCACGACGCGGCCGACGCCTGCGCACCCCACGCCCCCACGCTCGCCCGCAAACGCCGGGCCCTCGCCAACTCGATCGGCGACGCCCTCGACTCCCTGCCCAAGCCCACGATCCGAGAGGACCACGACACCCCGTGACCGAACGCCCGTACACCGACGCCGACCTCCGCACCGAGGCCGCCCGCCAACTCGCGCTGTCCGCCCAGGACCCGGACTTCATGGGCATCGGCGAGCGCATGGAAGGCGCCGACATCGAGAGCACCATCCCCGACGGCGCCGAGACCGGACGCCAGTGGGACGGCCTGGCTCCGCACGACTTCGACGCCGCGCAGCGCGAGATCGACGACCTCCTCACCAAGGCCGCCGACCTATCCGAGTGGGCCATCGACCTCGGCGCGGACGGCCTGGAACCCACCGGCCACGTCCTCAAGGTCGGATCCGCCACCAAGCACGTCGCCCGCATCCACTTCGCGTTCGACCCCGACCTCGCCGAAGACGTCCGCACCTCCCTTGTCGAGGGCCTCGCACAGGTCATCGCCGACTCCCTCTGATCCAGAACGCCAGCACAGCACGGAAGGACAGCGCACATGCCCAAGCTCGCCAAGGACGCCCGCGTCACCGCCAAGCTCGACAGCGCCGCCGAACACCTCGACGTCGCGCTCACCTCCGCGCAGAAGCGCGAGTTGTTCGAGCACCCCGGCAAGGTCGCCTTCGCCATCGTCCAGCTCCAGTCGACCGCCTACACCGGCCACGCGGAGACCGAGGGCAAGGACCCGCAGGTCAAGCTCCGCATCACCATGGCCGGCGTCGCGACCGACGAGGACGAGGCCGGAAGCCTCGCCGAGGCCGCCCGCGCGATGTACCGGCGCCGCCGTATGGACGGGACGTTGGACGAGGTCGGCCAGGGCCCGCACGGTGCGGCCGCGATCCTCAGCGCGGACTTCGCGGGCTACCCGTCCGAGGACGAGTTCCAGCGGCACGAGGAGGCGAAGGCCAAGCGCGCCCGCGCGCTCGAGCGCGCCGCGAACCTCCGCTGATCCGGGACGGCCCGCGGCGACGACTCCCGCCGCGGGCCCCCGAGCACCGCCCACACCCCGACTGCACCGCCGGAGAGCCCCTTGAGCACCAGCACCGACCGCGACCGCGAGCGCGGCGTCCAGACCGTACGCAACGCGTGGATCAACGCGATGCGGAACGAGGTGCTGCGCTCGAACATCCCCGAGTTGCCCCGCATCGTCGCCATCGGTATCTGGATCGCCACCTACGCGGACGCCGACGGCGGCTCCACGTTCCCCGGCCGGGAGACCCTCGCCAAGCTCGCCGGAGCGGCGAAGGAGACCGTCACCCGCGCGGTCAACGTCCTCGTCGCGGCCGGTGTGCTCCAGCGGAAGCGGCGCCCGAACCAGTCGACGTTGTTCCAGCTCGTGATCCCCACCGAACGCCCGGACTGGGGTGCGCACATCCACCTCTACACGGAGAACCGGCAGCGGGAGTACCGGCGTCGGAAGGCGGCTGAGGAGCGGGCACAGCGGGCGGATGAGACGGCCCGGAAGGCGTTGCAGGACGTCTCCCGGAAGGCGTCCCCGTCAAACCTTCCGGAAGGCGTCCCCGGACGCTCTCCGGACGATCCGGAAGGCGTCCCCGGACGCCCTCGGACAGCGTCCCAGGACGCTTTCCGGAAGGCGTCCCCGACGGTCGCCTACCAGTACACCCCTACCTCCGGTAGGGACCCAGAAAGAGACCAGGAGACGGCTGATGTTGAACCTCAGCCACAGGTAGGTGGGACCGCCGCGCCGCACCAAGATCCATCCCCATCGCAGCACCCTGACCCCGGCTTCGCCCCCACCCGCTGCGAGTCCTGCGGAGACCCGATGGTCCACCGACCCGGCCGCCCCAACATCCACACCCACTGCGCCCGCAACGCCGCCGCGCCCGGCGCCGCCTGAACCCGGAGCCACCCATGCCCGAGACCCGACTCACCTGCCTCACCCCCGCCAACGCCGCAGCCGTCGTCGCCGAACACGCCGACTACTTCGGCGCAGGCCCCAGCAACACCGTCCGCCAGGACGAGGCCGACGTCGTCATCGAGTACTTCGACAAGCGCTGGCCCCTCGACATCGCCGACTGGGCCGGAGAGCAAGGTCACGCGACCGACAGCGCAGCAGCAGCCGTCATCGCCCGGCTCTGATCCTGACCGCCGGAACCCCACCCGACAGAACCGGAGACCCACATGGCCGCCACCCGCACCTTCACCATCGCCCAACTCACAGCCCTCGGCGTCCCACCCGACGAGCCCGATGACGTCGAGTACAGCGACACGCTCCTCGCCGACGAGCACGTCACGACGCTGAAGTACACCGCCCAACGCCGGTGCGTCTTCCGGGCCGACGACGATGGCCAGGCGTACGCCGTGACCTACGAGGCCCCGCTGGACACCGGCGACTACGAGGTCGGCGACGGCATGCCGGACGACCACGGCTGGTACGGGGACGTCGAGGCCGTTGCCGTGGAGAAGCGCGAGATCACCGTGGTGCGCTGGGTGCCGGTCAGGGAGGGGCTGTGAGTAGCCCGTGCCCGGCCTGCCCGCGGACCCGCGCCGCCGGCCAATACCTGTGCACCAAGTGCTGGTTCCGCCTCACTGCCGACGCCCGCCGCCAGCTCAACCGCCGCGGTGCTGGCTCCGTGCAGCGGCTCCAGCAGCTCCTCGACCAACTCCGCGCTGGGACGCCACTCCCGAACGTCCGCATCGAGTGATCGCCCACACGCCGCCTGAGACCCGAACACGTCTCCGAACGACCGAAGACCCGCACGAACCCCTGAACGCCCGCCCAGCGCCCCGCCAGACCCCGCCACGACACCACGGAGATCCACATGACACCCCGCACCGATCCGGTTCCGCCCGACGCCGCGCGCCATACACCGCCCAGCAGCCTCCACATCACCCCGTACGTCTGCCCCCACCTCGGCTGCATCGGTGGACTGATCAGCGACGGGGACGGCGGCGTCGACCGGTGCCTGCACTGCGCGGGCTCGGGCCTGACGGATGATCCGATGGGCGGCGCTGAGCGGGCACCGCGGCCGCCCGGTGTGATGCGGGCCCCGTGCGCGGACTGCGCGTACCGGTGTGGGTCGCCCGAGCTGGAGAACCAGGGCGTGCAGCTACCGGAGGACGAGCCGTTCTTCTGCCACCAGGGCCTGCCGCTGTCGGCGGCTGGGCGGTACGAGCCGGTGGCCACGTTCCGGGGGCTGCCGTTGGGGGCGATGGTGTGCGCCGGGTGGTGGGCTGCCCGTACGGACGAGCCGCTGCCCGCGAAGCCGTACCGCGAGGTGCCGTTGGGTGAGGCCGGGGTCGAGCAGCGGTGGGGTGCACCGGCGCGGCGGAACGTGGAGCGTGCGGTTGAGGCGAAGCGGGCGCAGCTGTGAGCGCGTCGCGTTGGTCGTCGCGGCCGCGGCAGTACGCCGCCGTCAGCGCCGGGATCGCCGCGGTGATCGGCCTCGTCGCCGCACCGTGGCTGACCCTGGAGCTGCTGTTCGCCCTGGTCGCCGCCGGGGTGCTGGTGGTCGGGGTACGGGGCCTCATCCGAGGGCCCAAAACGAGAACCGCACCTGCGAAGCAGCAGGCCACGAAGCCGGGGCCGCGATGCATCTGCGGCGACCCGATCGAGCGATGGAGCGGCCCAGGCGAACCCGGCTGGATCCACATCCCCGGCTCTGACACGCCCTGCCTCGACGCGCGGCCGGCGTACCGCTGCTGCGTCTGCGGCGGCCCGAACACGGTCTACGAGAACTGCTACGGGAACTGGTTCTGCTGGCCCTGCGCGGACTGCCCCTGCGGTCAGACGCCGTGCGTACGGACCGGCACCAACGACCCGGCGGTGAGCGCCGAGGCGGCATCGTGCTCGGGCTGCACCGGATGCGGCGGACCCGACTGCATCGAGCGTCCGGACAGGTCCGGACAGGATCCGGACCCCACCCGGACGGATCCGGACACCACCGGACAGCGAGCCGCTGACCAGGCCGGACACAATCCGGAAGCCCTCCGGATCGCCGCGAACGAGTCGATCACCCGCGCCCTGGCCGCGAACCCCGACATCGCCGCTGAGTACCAGCGGATCCGGCTCATGCTCCACGCCTCCCGCGACGTCCGCGCCACACTCGGGCGGGAGCTGGACGAGACCAAGGAGCGGCTCCGCAAGGCCGAGCGCGCCGCCGACCTCCTTGTCGACGCCCACCGCCGCACCGAACGAGCCGAAGCCGCCCGCGAGAGCGCCTCCGCCTCCGCCGCGGTCCTCCTCGCTGGCGTCGTGCGCGTCCAGCAGATGGTCAGCGCCTGGGAAGAGCAGCTCCCCGAGACCATCCGGACCGCGACCGCCGTGGATGCGATCCGCACAGCCCTCGCCACGCCGACCGCACTCGGCATCCAACCCACCACCGTCCGCGCCTACATCCGCGGCATCGGCGAGAAATGGGGCACACGGGACCGGGCCGAGATCGTCGCCACGGCCCGCCGCCGCGGCGTCGTCCCCGACCAGACCAACATCACGAAGGAGAGCTGACCATGGGATACGCCTACTACGAGGTCACCCGCCGGGACGGCATCACCATCGAGGCCGGATACGGCGTCGAAGCCGTCTGTGAAGAGCCGGGTTGCACCGAGGAGATCGACCGCGGAATGGCCTTCCTCTGCGGCGACGAGCCGGGCGACCCGGAGTTCGGGTGCGGCGGCTACTTCTGCGGCCAGCACCTGTATGGGGCTCCTGAGGGCGAAGGCGGCGAGGGGCGGTGCAAGAGCTGCCTCAACGCCAAGTCGGCGGCGGACACGGCCAACGTCGCTCTCGACAGCCCGGCCGCCGACTGATGCGCGCCCTGTGCGCGGCCCTGGCGTTCCTGTTCGCCTACTGCGTGTTCAGCGCCGTCCACGCCCACGTCCGCACCCTCCCCGCCGTCACCACCACGGAGCAGCCATGACCATCGCAGTCGACTTCGACGGAGTACTCCACAGCTATGAACGCGGCTGGGCCGACGGCACCATCTACGGCGACTGGACGCCCGGCGCCGTCGCCGCCCTGTCCCAACTCATGCACCGGGACGCGGTGTTCATCCACACCACTCGCCCGGCCCGGCAGGTCGCCCGCTGGATCGAGCGCAGCTCGGGCTATGGCTTCGAGTGCACCACCTGGATTCCCCGGCGTGGCTGGCTCCGGCGCCCCGGCTTCTGGACCGAACGCGGCGTGCTGCTCGTGACGGACAGGAAGCTCCCGGCCACCGTCTACGTGGACGACCGTGCGCTGCGCTTCACCACCTGGGACCAGGCGCTCGACGACCTCGCCCGCGCCTGACACGACGAAGGGCGTCCCCCTGGCCTGGCAGCTCACCGGGACGCCCTCACGCGATGCCGATCACCCTACGCCCCACCGCACCAACGGAGCCGACGATGACCAGCACCGCCGCAACGACCCACCTCCAGTACCTGATCGACTCCTGGCCCCACCTGACCGAGATGCTCACCACCCGCCACGGCTCCACATGGCCACCAGCCATGGGCGTCCAGCACCTCCTCGCCGGCACGGACGACGCCGAGGCCGCGGCCGAGGAACGCGCCGCGCTGCGCCTCGCGGAACGCGCCGACTCCCGCTACACCCTCGGCGCCTCACCCGCGCCGATCCGCCTCCAGGTCGTCGACGTCATGCGCACCGTCGAGGCCGACCTCGTCTACCTCGCCGACACCCTCGCGCAGGAGATCCAGCGGCCCGTCATGCGCCGCGCCCCGTCGCACTGGCTGCCCACCGACAGGGAGCTGCGGGACAAGCTCGTCGCCGAGGACGAGGCCGACCCGAGGCGCTGGCGGTACCGGCAGCACCGCACCGCACCGTTCGCCGCGGTGTGGCTGGCCGCGCGCACCGAGGGGCAGCCGGGCCCGTTCCTGCGGCTGACGACGGAGCAGACCCGACGCATCGAGGCCGTCGGCGGCACGGCGGCCGGGCGCGTGCGGCGGGCGCTGGACGCGGTCCGCACGGCGCAGGTGCTGGACCAGCCGTGCCCGCTGTGCGGCGGGGCGCTGGGCATGGCGTCCGGGGACGGTGGGGTGCCGCTGGTGGCGTGCTTCGGGTGCCGTCAGGAGTGGACACTCGCGCTGGCGGACGTGGCGTAGCCGCCCGGCCTGGTCCCGGAGCGGGGTGCGATGTCCGACCCACGCCGTAGCGTTGCAGTCACGATCCATCGACAAAACAGGAGGAACCATGTCAGTGGCCTCAGACAATGCACGCGACGACGCCAAGGCCGCGTTCTACACGTCGATCAAGGAGGAGGTCGACGCCGCGGCGGGCGACACGGCCGACATCCGCATCTCCAAACTGAAGCAGCTCGCCGAGGCGTACCACCTCGTGACCTTCGGCCCGCCGCGGTAGCGGATCCGCTTGACGGCGGACGATCTTCTGCCGCATCCTGGCCCCAAGTCCGGCGTGCCCGGACACCAACGACGAGAGCCCCCGAGCCGACCCGGCCGGGGGCTTCGTCATGCCGCAGCGCCGTAGAGCAGCGCGGTAGCTCGCCGGGCCCATAACCCGGAGGTCACCGGTTCAAATCCGGTCGGCGCCACGAACCCCACCCCTCGCCCCGGAGGCACCCCCATGCCCACCGACGCCCAGATCCTCTTCGCTGAGTACCAGCGGGAGCCGCGCCGCATCCGCCGCGCCGTATCCCGCGACCTCGCCCGCGCCCACCCCGTCCCGCCCCGGCCGCCGTCCCACGGCGTTGTCGGGGAGCTCGCGCGCCGGCGCCGCGCGATGCCGAAGCGCTTCCAGGGCGTCGCGGTGGCGCTCGGGGACGGGGTGCCGACGTCGGGGCAGGCCCGCATCAACGCCAAGCGGAACCTGCGCGGCTCGGGCGCCTGAACCGTCACAGACCGGTCACATCCCGCACCCGGTGTCCGTCGATCCGTCACTCTGGCCCGATGCGTACCCGTATCGCCGCGGCCCTCACGACCGTCACCGCCCTCCTCACCCTCGCTGCCTGCTCCTCTTCCAGTAGCAGCGACGCAAAGCCCACGCCGCCTGCTACCGCGTCCGGCACCCCATCGGCTGGCGCCCCCGCTCCCACCACGCAGGCTGCCACCGATGCATCTGCCCTCGAGCAGTCCGTGCGCACTTACACCGCCGACCTGTTCGGCGGCCACGCCGACGGCTACAAACTGGTGTCCGCCCGCTGCAAGCAGCAGATGACCAAGAGCGCGTGGGCCGACCTCGCCACCCAGGCGCACCACCAGTACGGCTCCCAGACCGCCACCGGCATCCACATCGACCAGCAATCCGGCGACCTCGCCCGCGTCAGCTACGGCGCCGGCCACATCCCCCAGTTCAACCGCAAGTCACAGCCCTGGGCACGCGAGTCCGGCACCTGGCGCTGGGACGCCTGCCCCTCCTCGAACTAACCCAGCCGGAGGGGGTGGTCCAGGTGCCCGACGACGAGGACATCCCGCCGCCCCCACCCGAAGACGACGGCCCGCAGCCCCGCAACGCCGGCAACCACATGTTCATGAGCCCCCGCGGACAACGCGCCCGCGACGTGTGGGCCGCACAACGCCAGGCCGTCAACGGCTGGCAATACCGCGAGATCGCCGCAGCCATGGGCATCAGCGTGTCCAACGCCCACGCACGGGTCCAGCGGGGCCTGCGGGTCATCGAAGCCCCGACGCTCCAGCAGGCCGAGACCGCCCGCGCCGCGCACCGCGCCCGCCTCGAAGCCGCCCTCGAGGTCGCCACCGACATCCTGTACGGCGACCACGTCCACGTCTCCCACGGCCACGTCGTCCTCGATGAGCAGGGCAAGAAGGTCATCGACCAGGCGCCCAAGCTCGCCGCCGCCGACCGCATCCGCACCCTGTCCGAGTCGCTGCGCAAGCTCGACGGCCTGGACGCCCCGACCCGGCACGAGCTGAGCATGGGGGAGATCGACGATGCCCTCGCCGAGACTGCTGCTGCCCTCGTCGCAGCTCGCGCTGAGGTTGGCGAAGCTGGAGGAGCTGAAGCAGGCCAGGGCTGAGCTGGAGCGGCTCCAGGCGGAGAAGCTGCGCCGCATGGACGTCCTGAGCCTGATCGGGTTCGAACCGGTGTGCAAGCCCCGCACCATGGCCCGCCTCGACGGCGTCCCGGTAGCGGACCTGCCGCCGATGTGCGGCACCTGCCCGCAGGAGCGGTTCCTGGGCCTGCCCGACGACGACATCGACGTGCTCTATGGCGGTGCCGGCGGCGGCGGGAAGTCCGCGTCGCTCCTGGCGATGGCGCTCCGCACGTGCATCCGGTTCCCTGGCATCCAGGTGTTCTGGTTCCGCAAGACGTTCCCGCAGCTCAACCAGAGCGTCTTGCGCAACCTGGCCCGGTACAACTACGCGAAGTCGTTGGGTGGGCAGTGGAACGGATCCCGGTACGAGCTGCGGTTCCCAGGGAACAGCATCCTCACGTTCGGCCACGCCAAGAACATGGAGGAAGCCGCGGCCCTGTCGTCCGCCGAGATCAACATGCTGATCATCGACGAGCGCACCACGATGCCGCCCGAGGTCGTCGACTTCCTCTACACCCGCGTCCGGTCCGGTGTCGCCGGTGTGCCCTGCCTCGGTGTGCGCTCCGCCAGCAACCCGGGCCACGTCGGACACGGCGTCGTCAAGGCCGCGTACGTCGACGCCACCGACTACGGCACGAAGGAGATCACCGACCCGGCCGGGCGGCGCCGCATCTTCATCCCCGCCAAGGCGTCCGACAACCCGTACGTCGGCGACTACGAAGCGACTCTGGCCGGAATCGCCGACCCGGACCTGCGTGCCCGCATCAAGGACGGAGACTGGTCCGCCATGCCGGATGCCGCGTTCCCCGACTGGAAGAGGGACCGGATCGTCGTCCCTCCGTTCACGATCCCGCCGGAGTGGGTGCGGCGCGGCGGCATGGACTATGGCTGGGCGGCACCATCGGTGTACTTGGCTGCGGCGCGCGACAGCGACGGGCGGCTGTGGTTCTACCGCGAGCTGACGATGGTGCAGACCCCGGAGTCGGAGCAGGCCCGGCGGATCCTCGAAGCGAACGCCGGTCAGCAGGTGCAGATCGTCGCGGCCGACCCGGCGATGTGGGGCAAGACCGGGTCGGCGCTCCCCCCGGCGAGCCAGATGGCTCTCGATGGGCTGCACCTGACGAAGGCCGACAACGACCGGTTGGGCGGTAAGGCGCGCTTCCACTCCTACCTCGCGGAGGCCCCGGCCTGCCCGCACCACCGCGACCTGGGGTGGGCCACCTGCCCGTTGCTCCACATCATCGACGGCGCCTGCCCCCAGTTCGTCAAGACCATGGGCGAGCTGCCGCGTGACCCGAACCGGCCGGAGGACGTCGACACCGACGCCCCGGACCACTGGTACGACGCCGGCCGCTACCTGCTGATGTCGTTCGGCGGCGGCTCGTCTCTGCTGCTGCACCCCGAGGAGAAGGACGACGAGGAGCTGCACCGCGATCTGGTGCCCGGCGTCGCGATCGCCCCCGACCTCATGCCCGAACGGCCCGAGGGCTGGGGCGCCACCCAGCGGTCCCCATGGGCGTAGTCCCCGACGCCCGGCAGTGCACCGGGTGCGGCACCACCTACCCGGACCCGGAGCAGGCCCGCGACTGCGAGCAGCAGCACACCGGCCCCCTCACCGCCGACGGCGCCCGCGCGCTGATCGCCAAGCGCATCTACTGAACCGGGGGGCATCGTGGCCTGGTACGACCGTGTCCTGCACCCCTTCCGTGAAGCCGCCCCGGCCGCGCCAACACCGCAGCCAGCCAGCAACACGCCCGCCCGCATGGGCTTCGAGTACGGCGTCGGCCGCTCCGGCCTGACCGAGTGGAACCAGGGCAGCGACGGCGCGGGGAACTCCCAGAACCGTGCCGCGCAGCTCCAGGAGCTGTACGACGCGTACCTGGCCTGCCCCTGGTCCTCCGCCTGCGTGGACACCGTCGCCCGCACCATCACCGCGGGCGGTGTCCAGATCAACTGGGCTGCCGACACCGGCGAGGGCGAGGAGATCCCCGCCCAGCCTGCGAACGTCCTGGCGCTCGGCCGGCTCCTGGACTACGTCAACCCGCGCGAGGACATCCGGCAGCTCCTGCGCGGGTGCCTGGCCGACATGCTCGTGTTCGGCGACGCGTTCATCGAGGTCGTGTGGTTCCTCGGCCTGCCGATCGCCTTGTACTCCCTGGACGTGCCGTCGATGCGGATCATCTGCGACGAGCACGGCGAGGTCACGATGTACGTCCAGATCACCGAGCAGGGCCAGCGCGCGGAGTTCACCCCTGAGCAGATCATCCACATCCCGCTCGACGCACCGCGCGGCGGCATGACGGGCGTGTCCCCGACGCAGAAGGCGCTCCTGTCGATCACGACGTGGCTGTTCTTCAAGGCCACGCAGAAGGAGATGGGCCGCAAGGGCGTTCCACCGCTGCTGCACGTCGACCAGCCCGCGGGGATGTCCGATGGGGAGATGCGGCGCTGGGAGGCGCAGCACCGGCAGAAGAACCTCGGCGCCCGCAACATCGGCGCGCCGATCTCCACGCGGGCCGGTGCGCACGTCGCCGAGCTGCAGGCGGCGAAGTTGGTCGACATCCAGACGACGCTCACGCAGTGCCGCGACGAGGGTCTGATGGTGTACGGGGTGCCGCCCGCGCAGGTGACGATCATCGAGTCGGGGAACCTGGGCGGCGGCACGGGGGAGGCGCAGTTCAAGTCGTTCCAGGTCAACACCTGCCAGCCGTACGCCGAGGCGCTGCTGGAGAAGCTGAACTTCGCGCTGCTCGGCGCGTTCGGTATCACGGGCTGGAAGATCGCGTTCGGTGAGATCGACTGGCGCGACTCCAAGACCATCGAGGATATCTACGACACCAGGGTCCGCAACGGGTCGTGGACGCTGAACAAATACCGCGACGCGATCAACGAGCCTCCGGTCGAGGGCGGGGATGAGCCGGTCCTGGTCGACCGGCAGAACCTGGTGCTGTGGAAGGACATGGCCCGCATGTCCGACGCTGTCATCTACAAGACCGCGGCGCCCGCAGTCACAGCCGGGGTGGCGGTGCCCGGCTTCAAGCTCCAGCCGAAGCCCAAGCCCCCGCCCGCCGCACCACCCCCGGTGCCGCCCGGCCTTCCGCCGGATACCGAGCCGATGTCCGACGAGATGTGGGACGCGGTGTACCGGCGGGTCCTCGCCGAAGCCCAGCTCACGCCCGCCTGACCGGGAGGTCTCATGGCCGTCATCGCCACCATCCGCGGCACGGCCATCGTGCCCGGCGTCAGCCGCAACGGCAGGCTGTACACCCGCCAGCTCCTCGCGGCCAGCGTCGCCCAGGCGCAGGAGCGCATCGCCGCGGGGGACGCCCCGATGACGATGCTCACCCACCACGGCGCCGAGGACGACTCGACCCGCATCGTCGGCCGCCTCACCGCGCTCGAGCAGGACGACACCGGGCGGGTGACGTTCGCCGCGGACATCGCCGACACCGCCCACGGCCGGGACCTGGCGGCGCTCGTCACCGGGACGGACCCGTTCCTCAACGGCGTGTCCATCCGCGGCTGGTGGGACGGGCCGGTCCGCACCGTCGACTACGAGGGGCAGCAGGTCCAGACCGGCGACCGCCTGGTCCTCGACGGCCTGGACTTCACCAAGACGCCGGGCGTGCCGGACGCCCGAGTCGAGCCGGGCGCGACGGCGGCCGAGTCGGCCGGCGGCCGCGTGCTGGTCTACGAGTCGGTGGCCGACGTCACCGCCCGACCGGCTGCTGCCCGGCGGCCGGCCACCGGCGGACCGTACGCCGATCCCGGGTACCACGACGGCGTGAAGCGCCTCCCGATCGACACCCGCGAGCACGCCGAGCGGGCCTGGAGGCACGTCCAGGCCGCTGAGTCCGACTACACGGCCGCCCAGCTCAAGCGGGTCCGAGGCCGCATCAAGAAGGCCCTACACCGCTATGGAGCTGAGATGACGGAGACCACCACAACGCGCCTCGGCGACGTCACCGAGTACTGGGGCGACCGCGACACCGCTGGGTTCTGCATCGACGCCTACAACGGGTCACTGAGCCTGTCCCTGCGGTCGTACGGCGTCGAGCCTGCCGAGCTGCGGATCGTCGCCCAGAAGGCGATGGATGCCGCGGTGAACGCGCTTCAGGCGCTGGACCCGGAGGTCGACGACGCGGAGGCCGACGACGACCAGATGGAGTCCGTACTGCTGCCCCCCGCGGGCGAGGCGCTCACCGGCGCCACGAACCGCGGTGCCCTCGCCCAGACCACCCCGGCCAGTAAGGCCGGGGCGACCACGACACCCCAGGAGGTGCCCGCCGTGAGCGAGCAGCCCACCACCCCGGCCGCCGCTGAGACGGCCACCACCACCCCGGCCGCGCCGGTGTTCCAGCTCACCAAGGAGCAGTTCGACTTGCTCCTCGCGCAGCGCGCACCGGCCGCCGAGACCGCCCCGGCGGAGCCCGCGGCCGCCCCGGCCACGGCCCCCGCGCCGGTCGCCGAGACCGAAGACGAGCGCATCGCCCGGCTCGTCACCGCCGGTATCAGCACGGCCATGGAGACCCTCAAGAGCGAGCTTCGCGCCGAGGCGCAGGCGGCCGGCCCGCAGCGCCGCGGCTTCGTCGTGAAGACCGAGACCACCGAGGCCGACATGCCCAAGGACAAGGCGCTGCACGAGCTGCCCGCCGGCCAGCGGGAGCAGCTCGTGAGGGACGCCAACCTGCGCCGCTTCGGCTACGCCCAGCAGTAGCCCACCCAGACACCCACTCGACCGCCCCAGCCTCACCGGCCGGGGTGCCCGCCATGGCAGCGATGGTCACCGCTTTTCAGCCCCGAGACCGCCCGGTCCCGGGGCTTCCTCATTCCACGGAAGGGACCGCCCGCCATGGCGACCGAACTCAAGGAAGCGCTGACCGCCGCTGGCACCACAGCGCTCATCCCGAAGGTCATCGACCCGGAGCTGCTGGATTACCAGCGGCGTTACTCCCCGCTGGTCAAGGCCACCCCGTCCAAGCAGATCAACACCACCGACTACTACTTCAACCAGCTCACGAACCGGGTCGCGGGCGGATTCGTCAGCGACGGCGGGGCGCGGCCGGTCGCGAACTCCAGCTACGTGCAGAACAAGTTCACGGTCAAGAACATGCAGGCGGTGGGCGGCGTCACGGGGTACGCCCAGAAGGTCACCCAGGACGTGATCGGCGACCTCCTCGCGCAGGAGATCGAGAACACCATCCAGGGCCAGTACTGGGACATCGAGACAGGCATGCTGTGGGGCAACGCTTCCGCGACGCAGAACGGGCCGTGGCCGCAGTTCGACGGCCTCGACTCCCTGCTCAACCAGTACTCCGGCAGCGCGCAGAACGTCATCGCTGGGGCCGGGGCGCTCCTGACGCTGTCGATGCTGAACCAGCTCATCGACCTCGCGGAGACGCAAGCCGCGATGAGCGTGTTCAACTCCCAGTGGATGATCGTCGGCTCGAACACCGCTTTCAGCATGGTGGCGGGCCTGTTCACCAACCAGCAGCGGTTCATGGGCGAGGTCGAGGTGGCCGCGGGTCTGATCGTGCCCAGCTATCGGGACATCCCGCTGGTGAAGACCTCGTTCCTGGGCACCCACGGCGTGCAGTTCGGCGCCGTGACCGCCACCCCGGCCGCCACGGGCGGCACCCTGGCGACCGGCGTCTACAAGTACCAGGTGTCCGCGATCATCGCCCGGTCCGGGGAGACCATCGCCTGCACCGAGGTGTCCGCGACGACCACCGCGAACACCAGCACCGTCACGCTGGCGTTCACCACCCCCAGCGGCCAGGACAGCGCAGCGCCGATCGGCTTCAAGGTCTACCGGACCGCCCTCGGCGGCGGGACGGGCACCGAGACGCTCCTCGGCTACGTCGACGCCGTGGTGGGCGTCGGTGCGGACGGCATCACCCCGATCTACGCCACGTCCATCGTGGACACCGGCAGCGCGCTGGTGCCGCAGAACGGTGCGACGGTCCCTGGCGTCCTGCCGACCGCCTACTACGGCACCCAGGCCGGGGCGAAGCCGCGGACCGCCGCGAACATCGAGGACCTGTACCTGGTGCCGCGCGACAAGAACTTCATGGTCCGCCCGTACGTGCGGGAGACCGAGCCCGTCGAGGTCTCGCCGACGGTCACCAGCCCGGACACGCTGCCGTTCGCGATGGTGACCGACACCTGCCTGGCAGTGCGCGCCCCGAAGTACCTGTCGAAGCTGGCGAACGTTCAGATCCAGCTCTGATCCCACGCCGGCCGCGCCCTACTTCCCCCCGGGGCGCGGCCGGTGGCCCTCTCTTCCCCAAGGAGGCCCGCGATGCGGGTACGAAAGAAGCACCCCGGCTCCAGCTCGCATGGCCACGAGTGGACGAAGGCCGGTGAGGTCCTGGACATCCCTGTGGAGGATGCGACGGACTGCATGCGGGTCGCGCCGGACGAGTTCGAGGTCCTGGCCGACGAGCCCGAGCCTGACCCGGCGAAGGAACCCGTCACGGAGCCTGACCCCGAGCCGGAACCGGAGCCGGAGCCCGAGGAGCACCCGGTCGGAGACAAGAAGCCCGCCACCCGCGGCCGCCGCCGCGTCACAGAGGACTGATCCGATGGCAGCGGACACAGTCACACCGCTCCTGACCTGGGGACAGTTCACGCGGGGAGCGTTCAAAGACCTGGTCCGCTCCATCACAGACCCTCTGACCCAGAACGAATGGCTCATCGAGGCCACCCGGCTGTGCGAGGAGCACACCGACCGGCGCCTGGCCCCGTTCACCGGCGTCGTCGAGACCCACCGCGCGGACGGGATCGACCCGGACGAGTACATGGACTCCGGTGCGATGCCGCTGGACCTGGCCGGGTCCCTCGGCCGGAACTGGGCGGCGTCGTTCGGGTCGACGGCGATGATCCGGCGCATGCACCTCGCCGAGTACGCCACCCGCTACCCGGACATGTGGCAGTACAGCGACGTCAGCATCGACGTCGTCCGCTCGTACGGCGGCGACGAGGTGCTGACCACGGCCAAGCTCCTCATGGGCCCACAGCCCGACACCGGGTTCGTGTGGTTCCAGCTCGGCCAGTTCATCCCCGCCGCCTCGGTCCTGCAGTGCACCTACGGCGGCGGCTACCAGACGGTTCCCGCGTCGCTGACCCGGGCGGGGAAGTACATGCTCGCCAGCCTGGCCGTCACCGAGCTGGACCCGCTGGGGCAGAACCACGGTCACGACCCGGACATGCTGCGCTCCATGGCCGAGGAGATTCTCACGCCGTATGTGAGGTGACCGGATGACGTGGGGCGTCCACCACACGACGACGAAGCACACCGTCCACCACCACAGGAGCAGGAAGAAGCGCAAGAAGCACCACATGACCGCGGCCCAGCGGCGCCGCGAGTCGCAGCGGATGAAGGGCAAGCGCCACCCGCACAAGGGCCACAAGATGTCCGCCGCGACCAAGGCGAAGCTGCGGAAGGCGAACAAGGGCCGCCACCACAAGGGCCACAAGATGTCGGCGGCCGCGAAGGCGGCGCTGAGCAAGCGGATGAAGGGCCGGCACCTGTCGGCGGCGACGAAGGCGAAGATCTCCGCGGCGCTCAAGGGCAGGCACCACAAGGCCAAGGCCAAGGCCGCCGCCGGGCAGCGCGGCCGGTCCGGTCCGCGGCACTTCAAGCCGCCGTCGCTTCGGCACCGCGTCCGCTCGACGCGGGTGATGCACGGTCACCACCTGCAGTCCACGAAGCGCACGCACGGCATCCGGCAGCGCAGCACGCAGGTCCCCCGGTACGGGCCGCGCCCGCGGTACAAGCCGCGGAAGCGGATGGGGCACCACGGCCGTCTGTCGCATCGCTACGACCAGGCGAAGCGGCACCGGACACGGCGGCCGCCGCGGCGTGCCAGACGAAGGAGGCGCCGGTGAGCACCGGAGATGCGGTCGATCGTGAGACGGCGTGGCTGAAGGCGAGCGGCGACGGGCTGCCCGCACTCCTCGTCGCCGACGGTGGACCGTGGGACGTGGTGCAGGCGTATGTGCCGCGGACCCCTGGTCAACGCCAGTCGCAGATCTACGTGGTGCGGCGCGGTTTCGACACCCACCGGTGGTCGCAGCAGCGCCGCATGGCTTCGTTCCGCTTCCACCTGGCCTGCATGTGGCCGGTCGGCGGAACGACCATCGATACGAGCATCGCCGAGGCCGAGCAGCGGGCGTTCGACGCGGCTCTGGCGCTGCTCGTCCAGCGCATCGAGGGCCACGTCGGCGACAAGTCCCACGGGGGGCGGTTCCTGAGTATCGGGGAGTCCCCTGACGGGACGCTGATCGACGTGCAGTACGACGACCCGGCCAAGTCCATCGCTGGCGGGGCGTTCCTGTCCGCCCAGGTGACGTACACCGGCGACGACACCGACTACGTGATGTAGGAGACGATCATGCCGCTCCAGCGGAACACGACGGATCATCCGCTGGACGTGCCAGCGGCTTCCGCCACAGTGCAGCCCGGCGACACCCTCGACTTCCCGCTCCCGATCGCGGGCTTCGAGCCCGTCGAGGACGGCCCGGAGCCGGACGGCTCCGGTGACGCCGAGCAGCGGGACGGCGACCAGGAGCAGGACGCCGAGCCCGAGCCCTCACCCCCGAAGACACCCCGCAAGCGCGCCGCGAAGCCGGCCGGTGAGGAGAGCACGCCATGACGCAGCTCGCACGGTACGGCTGGCTCGCTGCCGCGAAGGAGGTGACGCCCGGGACGTGGCTGGCGCCGACGTTCGGCCTGCCGTACACCGGCTCCAGCGGCTTCGAGGACATGTACACCACCCTGCGGGACGAGTCCGTCCGCAACAACGACAGCGTCCTGCAGGGCGTGTACCAGGGACCGGCGCACGCCGAGTGGGCGATCGACCTGGACGCCTACCCGGACCTCACTGGGCACATGCTGTGCGCGACGATCGGCCCGGACACCGTGGCGGCCGGGGTGTCCACGACACTGTCCGCGGCGACCCTCGTCGGGGCGACGTCGATCTCGACGCCGGTGTCCCTGGCAGCGGGCTCGGTGGTGAGGCTCGACACCGCCGGGCTGATCGAGTACGCGTGGACCGACGGCGCGCCCACCGGCAGTGGCCCGTTCGTCTCCAACATCACCACGGTGCTGGGGAAGACTGGCGTCAACCGGGTGGGGTTGCAGCTCGGGCACGCCTCCGGGGTGGCGGCGGTGACGCCGACCCAGCACGTCTTCAAGCAGAACCCGGCGATCGCCCTGCCCACGTACTCCCTCACGTACTGGGACACCGTGCAGTATCTGTCCTGCTCGTACGCCCGGTTCTCCGACCTCCAGATCAAGATCGACCCCAAGGGGAAGATCAGCCTGTCCACGAAGGCGATCAGCTTCCCCTCGGTGCCAGCGACGGCCACCGCAGCGGCCTACACCGCCTACGACCCGCTGCTGGGATGGGAATGGCTGCTGACCAACGGCGGCGCGGCCAGCACGCGCGGCCTCAGCTTCGACTCCACGATCAAGCGCGCCACCGAGGCGATCGACTCCAGCGACGGCACGCAGCTCCCGAGGGAGGTCTTCGCCGGGGCGATCGAGTACGACGCCACCCTTAAGTGCATCTACGAGAACACCCTCGACCTCGGCCTGTACCTCGGCAACACGCAGCAGCCCGTCGTGGTGACCGCGCAGCAGCCGATCGCCCGCGGCGGCCAGTCCCTCACGCTCACCGCGTCCAAGGCCGCATGGACGAAGGGCAAGCGCGACATGAGCCAGGCGTACGCGCAGGCCGACTACAGCATCAGCGGCATCGCCAACAGCACCGACGGCGGAGTGGTGCAGGCGACGCTCTCCAACTGGCAGGCCGCGGCCTACTAGGCCCAGGCCGCCGACAGTCCCCCGGTGCGCGGTGACGCGACGCTGACGTGTGAGGGCGCGGGGAGCGCCTGCCCGCCGCGTACCGGGGTCCACCCCGAAACCCTCACTGGAGCACCCCATGAGCAAGCCACCGATGCAGTACAGCGTGATCACCGACGACACCGGCACGGCGCACGCGGTGCCCAACCCCCACTGGCACCCCGACGGCCAGGAGGCGACCCCCGCGCCCGCCGAGGTGCCGGCCACGTTCCAGCCCCAGCCGCCCGTACCGCTTCCGGCGTACGAGCAGCCCGCCGTGCCCCAGCTCGCCGACCAGTCCAACGCCGCCCCGCAGATCCCCGAAGGCGGTTACGCACAGCGGTTCGTGACGGTGCCGCTGCCGGAGTTCGACCAGCCCGGCATTACCTGCTCGGTGCGCATCCGGAACCCCGGGATGATGTCGCAGAGCGCGTTCGAGGGGATGGCGGCCGCCCTCAGCGACGTCAAGGTCGGCGACGACGGCGCACCGGAGGTCGACGAGACCGACCTGGCATCGGTGATGCCCGCGATGTACCAGCAGCTCCTGCGGCTGATCGCCGGGTGGACGATGTGGGACGCCGAGAGCGATGAGGAAGTTCCACCTCTGCTGCCGTCGCCGCCTACCACCGAAGCTGAGCTCAAGCGGGCCCCCGCCGGGGCCCTCAAGGCGATCATGGGCATTGTGCAGGAGCTGTCGGACCCTCAGTAGCCCCCGGCTCCTCGTACGCGGAGAACGTCCTGTACCCGGCGCAGTCCATCTACGCGGGCACGTGGGGGTCCGGCACCGGCCCGGTGGAGGTGCAGTGGGCGGAGATGCTGCGCGAGTACCCGATGGGCTGGCGGGAGTTGCAGGAGATGCCGCTGTACCCGCGCCGGGTGCTGTGGGACCTGCTCGTCGCGCGTCGTGAGGAAGAGAAGGCCGCGAACGAGCGGGCGTCAGGGGGCTGATGGTGGCTGAGGAGATGCGGCCTGGGGTGTTCATGGCCGGGTTCGCCAAGCTCTCCGCAGAGGGGGAGATCAAGGGGCGTCTGGGCCTGGAGGAGCTGGCCAAGGCGGTGGAGAAGCAGGCGAAGATCAACGCGTCCAACGGGCGCCACGCCTACGGCACCCGCACCCCCGCCCGGCCCGGCGAAGGCCCGGCGCGGATCACCGGGACGCTGAGGGGAAGCGTCGGCCACTCCGCGATCAGCAAGGAGCCGGGGGGCTGGTACACGAAGGTGGGTCCGGAGGCCGGGAAGGTCAATCCGAACTCCGGGACGCCGCCCGACCAGTACGGCTACTACCTGGAGACCGGGTTGAAGGGCGGGGCTACGTATCCGTGGCTCAAGCCGGCCGCCGAGATGGTCACGAAGATCAGCGCGGTGACGATCTTCAACAGGAAGTACGGGGAGGGCGGCTGGACCAGGGTGTTCTAGGACGCCCGCCGCACCGAGCACCCGTAGCTCTTCGAGCCGGAGTCGACGTTCCCGCCGATGTCGGTGATCTGCGTGAGCGGCACGGCGGCCGTGAACGCGGTCGCCCCGGCGCCGGCGTGCACGTCGTGGCGGTAGATCGTTCCGCTGCTGTCTGTGACATGGGTGATCAGCTCTCCGGCCACGGTCAGCTTCGCCGTCCAGGACATCGAGCCGTCACCGCGGTCGGTGTAGGTGATGGCGCACTGCGGGTCGCCGGGGTAGGTGAACGTCGGCCCCGCCTGCGGCGTGTTGGCGCCCTTCGTCGCTGACGGCTTCGCCGCGGTGTCCGAGCCGCTGTCCTTGGCCCCGGAGATCATCCCGGCGATGAAGAACGGCGCGCCGGCCACGACCAGGACCGCCACCACGGCCTTCGTGCGGGTGCTCAGCCGCGCCCACCGGTCCCACATGCTCCCCACCCCCACTGACGTGTGCACCGCCGCGGCGGTCTGGCCTCGGACCGTACACGCGCGGCCCGGGCGGGCGCCCCCGGTTCCTCTCATTTCACGCGGAAAGGGCGGCCCGTCGTGTCTGAGATCGGTGAGCTGTACGTCGTCCTGCGGGCCGTCACGGAGCCGTTCGCGCGGTCGATGCGCGAGGCGGCCATCGAGGGCGAGGCGTCCTCCGGGCGGATCAAGGGGGCGTTCGGGAAGCTCGCGAAGATCGGCGTCGGTGTGGGGGCCGCGGCGCTGACGCTCGGCGCGGTCACCGTGAAGATGGCCGGCGATTTCCAGGCCGAGATGGCCAAGCTCAACACGCAGGCCGGGGTGTCGAAGGACAAGATCGCGGGCTTGTCCGACGGCGTGCTGCAGCTCGCCGGGCAGGTCGGGTTCAGCCCCACGTCGCTGGCCGAGTCGCTGTTCCACGTCGAGAGCAACTTCGAGTCGATGGGCATCAGCGGCACCAAGGCTCTGGAGCTGGTGAAGATCGCCGCCGAAGGTGCTGCGACCGGGCACGCCGACCTCGTCGACGTCACCAACGCGTTGACGGCCGCCGTCGCGTCGGGCATCCCCGGCGTGCAGAACTTCTCCCAGGCGATGGGTGTCCTCAACGGCATCGTCGGCGTCGGCGACATGACCATGCAGAACCTCGCCCAAGCCTTCGGCAGCGGGATGGTCGCGACGGTCAAAGGGTTCGGCCTGTCGATCACCGACGTCGGCGCCGCGCTCGCAGTCTTCGGCGACAACAACATCCGCGGCAGCTTGGCCGGCAACCAGCTCCGCATGAGCGTGATGGCGCTGGCCAAGCCCGTCGCGACCGCGGGCGACGCCCTCAAGCGCCTCGGCCTGACCGACACCACCCTTGCCAAGGACATGCGCTCCGGCGGCCTGATGAAGGCCCTCGAAGACCTCGAGGCGCACATGAAGAAGGCCGGCGTCAGCACCAAAGAACAGGGCAGCGTGATCACTGACGTCTTCGGCCGGAAGGCCGGTGCGGGCCTCAACGTGCTGATGGACCAGATGGACCGGCTCCGCTCGAAGTACCCGGCGTTGAGGAAGGCCGCGACCGAGTTCGGCTCGTCCTGGGCCGGGACGCAGGCGACGTTCAACCAGCAGCTGCACCAGACCGAGCAGTCGCTGGTGGCCATGGGCATCAAGCTCGGCACGGTCCTGCTGCCGTACGTGCAGACCTTCCTCGGGTGGGTGCAGAAGGGCGTCGGCTGGCTCACCGCCCACAAGCAGGCCGTCATGGTGCTGGCCGGGGCGCTGGGCGTCACCCTGGTTGCCGCGTTCGTCGCGATCGGCGGTGCGATCGTCGCGGCGATCGGCGCGGCCGACCTGATCGCCGCCGCGTTCGTGGGCCTCGCCGGGGCGGTGGTCTACGCATACGTGCACTTCAAGACGTTCCACACGGTCGTCAACGCCATTGGGAGCGTCCTGAAGACGGTCTTCGTCGGTGCGCTGCATGTGACGCAGGCGGCGATTCGGGGGCTGGTCTCCTGGTGGCAGCAGCACCAGGCGCAGTTCTCCGCGGCGTGGGATGCCGTTTTCCGGAAAGTGCAGTCGCTGGCGCGCTGGTTCGACAAGAACGTGATCGACTGGATCCGCGGCAACATCAACGAGTTCATGGCCTGGTGGCACTCGAACTCGGCGGAGATCTCCGAGGCGTGGCGCAAGGTCTTCGGGTTCCTGAAGGCGATCGTGTCGGCCTGGTGGGACGGCTTCATGCGCCCCCACCTGGCCGTGATGACCATGATGTGGCGCACCACCTGGGGCATCATCCGGGATACGACGAAGCTCCTCTGGGGCCTGATCTCGTCGACGATCACCATGGCGCTGCACTACATCGAGAACGCGATCACAGTGGTGCTCGACATCATCACCGGCCGCTGGGGTAAGGCCTGGCGCGACGTGAAGCACCTCGTGTCGCAAGGCATCAGCGACGCGATCAATGTGCTGATCACGGCCACATCCGGGTTCGGAACGCTGCTCTACGACGCCGGGGCGAACATCATCAAGGGCTTGATTCGCGGCATCAAGTCCATGGGCTCCGGGATCAAGAA